ATTGGAATGCCCGCAGCAGTAAAGTCGCTGTTGGCTTCGTCATCCATGATTCCTACAATCCGCAACGGCAGAGTCGCTGTTACGGCAATTGAAGACACGCTAAGTGCACCGTTTGCGCTACCAGTGTCGGTAGAGCCGGTGCGGGCTGATGTGCCCAAAGATGCGTTAGCAAAAACGGCTGCCTGTGCGGTTGCACGGTCAGTCAATGATGCGTCAGAAGCAACTTTGAACAGTTGGTTTGGATTGTCAGCAACAAACGCCTTTACAGGGTAGTTGGTGTCAACACTTACTGAACCAGAACCCGGCCAATAGTTTAGCCATACTGGCTTCTTTTGGATCGAGTCGTGGTATTGAATTCCCATCAGGACGCCCAATGCTGCTGTTGTGCCGCCGCTTGTCGCGCCAGCATAATCAATTACGCCTGCTGCTGTCGGTGTGACAATAGCGTATTGAAAAATTGCATTGGCGTTGGTAGCAGCAATCTCGTACTCGGTTACACCGGTAGAGTTTACGCCACTTCCAACTAGCCCGATAGGACGTAGGCCGTAGGCAGATTCTTGGTTTGCCATTTGATCTTACTCCTAATCAGGGCGACCCTTATCTCTGTGGGCCGCCAAAAGTTACACGAGATTGACGATCGGGTTTATTGATCGTCATACTAGAATGAGCGTTCTCTCTCATCATGTCAGAGTCAACTGCCTGCATCTGGTCGGCACTCCGCTGTGCAAAGTATTCCGTCCGTTCTGCGACTGTTTCCAATGGAATGCGAGCCAGAACTAGGCCGCCTACTCCGAACACACCTTCGTATTTACCTGAGTCAAGTACCGGGGCCTCAAAGTCAGGGTACTCGTCCTTACGAACCAGTTCCCAGCCCTCGCGCATTTTTGCGCTGACATTTTTAGTATCGTTGAAACCGCGGGTTTCCGCTCTAATCCAACGATGCTTATATCCATCCGGTGCAGGTGGTGCATCTAACATAGACGGGGGAGCCCACGGCTTACGCCTTGCCGCCTTCTCCCGAGTTTGTGTTGCGCGAGAAGTACGAGTAATGCCCTTCTCAAGGGATTCATTTTGATCTTCAGACATCTTCTACTCCTTCACGTATTTCGCGTATTCTTCAAGCGGCACACCCAATTTCTTCGCTATTGCGACTTGGCTAGGGGTGAGTCTAACCTTTTTCCCACTACTGCGCCCAGATGTACTGCGGGATACGGAAGCAACCGTCTGAGCGGGCCGTTTGCTACCACCGTTAAGCTTATGGGGAAACTCTGTCGCCATACGCCTATCAAGTTCATTATAGTACTCATCGGACTGTGGGTCAAACCCTTCATTTTCGACAAGTTTTTTGTGTACGCCAAAAGCAGCATACGTCATAGCTTCATCAGAGCCGAACCACGCGTTTCTCGATGCCCACTGTTCCGCCTTCGGGTCCGGGCGGCGAGGTTGCTGCTGCGGCATAGGAGCCTGTACCTGTGATTCCTGTTGCGCTCTAACCTGTTGGGCATAGCGCTCTTGTTGCGCTTTAGCTTGTTCCGCGCGATCATTTTCAATCGCGAGTCGCGTGATTTTGCGCTGCGCCTCAACAACACCTGCGGTATCCCCAATCTCCATAGCCCGGGAAAGTTTTTCTTCCGCCGCGGCCATCTCCGTTTCAACCCGCGTACTATACTCGTTGACATAGTTCGTGTCCAACGTGTCCATGCGCTTTTTAAGCTCAGTTGCTTCCGCCTGCACGTTCTGTGCAAACTTTACAGCTTCCTCTCGCTGGCGCTCGGCCTCGCGCATTTTCTTTGTCAGGCGGTCAATACGCTTCTGAGTAGCGTTTTCTGCCTTTTCAAAATTATCGTCAGCTTCCGCCGCAAGAGGAATATCCTCTTCTTCCCCGTCGCCTCCCGACAGTTCTACGTCAGTGTCTTGGTCCGACTCCAGTTCCAATTCAATCTGGTCGTCGTCTTTTAATTGCTCTTTTGCCATTGTTCACTCCTAGAAATGCAAAATATCTTCAGGTTCTTGAATTTTAGCTAGGATTTCGTCATCGTTAAGAATACGAACCTCCCCGCCATCTATCTTGAATCGGGAACCAGCGTACCGGGCAAACATTACCCAATCGCCTTGCTCGCACCACGGTCCAACCGGGAACTTGTCCGGATCTTTATACGCCAAATCACCCACTTTTAAGACGTAGCCGACTTGGGTAGAAACATTCTGTTCCTCCAAGACTTTGTCTGGTAAATAGATGCCGCCGTCTGTCTTACCCTTTCCGCGATACGGGAGAATAAGCAGCCGCCAACCTGTGGGACTAGGCATTCTTTCAAGAAGTGAACCCCCGATAGCTTCGGGGTCTAACACCTTATCGGTGACATCCTTGTATGCAGAAGCTAGGTTTGAAACACCCTCGCTCACTGCTTCAAGGTCAAGTTTTTTAGCTTCAGCCATTGCTTTGCTCCTGTTTTTCTAGCAGGCCCTTGAGTTCCTGTTCCACGTGATCTAGGGATTTTAAGTTGCCCATGAGCTCACGATACTGCTCGATGTTCTTGACGTTGTCGTAAATTAACAAGTCTTGAACTGCCTGTCTCCGCTCCCGGATAATCCGGAACACGGCCTCGGCAAAATATATTTCATCCACTCGTATACCTCCGCATTAAATCTGATATGTTTTTATACCATGTCTAAAGCAAAGTCACGAGTTTCTTTTGTGCGTCTTAACCAACCTTTTCCAAAAGTTTCAAACGTAGACAAATTCCGGTAGAACTCCTCACGATACCCCGTAATAGACTCGATTAATCCCGCGGGGTCATACTCTTTAACCGCCTCTAAGGTCATCGGGCCGATAACCCCGTCTTGCGAAACCATAACCGCCTTCTGCAATGCTTTTGCCGCGCGGCCCGGACCGCTGTTCACGGCCCAATCAAAAACACAAAAATCCAGCCCCGACGGGAGCTCATCACCTTTTATCTTGTCCCAGTACCCTTTTTTGTAGATTAGCTGAATGTGGTCTTCCGGGATGTTTTTTAGCTCGTTTACGTCTTCCAACGGGCGGCCAAGAAAATCAGCATAAGTTTTATGCGTGATACCCTTGTTAGTTGCGCCTCCGGGATCATCTTTGTGATCCACAAATCCACCTTCGTGGTGCAGCACCATTTCAAGGCTTTTAAAAAAATTAGCTTCCATTATTTTGTTAACCCTTTGGCTTTTTCAAAGCTACGCATTCCTCCGAGCCCAAGCATACCCAGTAAGACAGTCATCAAGCTGTCCATATCGAACTGAGGGTAGGCTACTGGCTCAACGCCCATGTAGGCCGTTACTACATCCATAGTAGGAAAGACTAAAAAGTGAGCAAACAAGGCCAGACTACAGCACCAGCCAACACTCGGCCTCCAGCCCGCCACAAACAAGTTCCGTGACTTGGCTTCTTCAGCATTGATAGCCAACTGCCCCTTGGCAAGTTCCTGCGCGTGGCGCTCTGCCATCGTGGCTATCTCATGCGCCAACTTGTTCTTTTGGTCTTTGTCTTCAACGAATTTACCGATTAGCTCGGTAGCTGGTCCGATAAGCGCCTGAATCATGCTGTTAACTTTCCTTTTGGTAACGCCCGACATTGCCAAGATACCGGCTTGTATCCTTGCATGTGTTTATGAACTGCGCGAGACATTTCATAGGCTCGTTTCTCGCACCGCTCATATGTGCTATAGGGCCCCCACTGGTCTTCTAACTGGTAACATTGTTCCATATTAAAAACAAGACACGCAAGAACAACCGCCTGATACATTATTTAGCCGCGGGCTTGTGCTCGTGCCCCATCCATATACCAAAAACGCCCGTCATAACGCCCATAACCACTGAAACAAAAGCACTCTGCGCCCCCGTCGGCGCGTCTAACGCCATAAACCACTCCGCACAGCGCCAACTCATTACGGTGCTTGCTAGCATCATAAAACGAGGAAGTATCTTCCACTCTAGAAATTTATCTACCGTCATAGTACCATCGCAAATAAAAATATAAAAAACCCTATCGCGATAACAAGCACCGAAGTTACAAGCACGACCTGCTTCATAGTTTCTTCAAACTCTTTTGCCTCGGCTATCTTTTTACGACGCTCTACCGCAGCGGCCTCTTTAGCCGCCTGTATCCTACGAGCCCGCTCATCTACGATACTTTGCCACGTTCCGGGCCCAAAGCGCAAATCAATCAAGTTACGCATTTCCTGCATCTTTTCTTGAGCCAGTTTTGCATCTATGACTTCAGACGCAATATTAGACACCCCGAACTGATCTCCAATCCCGGGGTACGCACTCTTAGCTCTTTTCTGCTGGACCTGCTTTTCACCTTCAAAAAGCTGGTCAACATAACCCGCTATCTCGCCAACGTCCTTGGCCGTGTTAATGGCTGATTTAATTCCATCAACCGCGGATTTGACCAGTGCTATACCAGCCAGTGTTTCTGCTATCATTTCGCCCCCAAGCTAAACTAATGAGTATCTAGTCCCCCCGTTGTTTAAGCATCTCCCGTTCCATTGCAGATTGGATACGCTTGTCTGTCTGACGCTCTTGACTTGCCATGCGCTGCTGGAACTGATCCGCCCGCATACGCTGGCCTGCCGCCTCCATATTAAGCTTGGCCTGATCTACCTGCATGTCGTTCTGCTCTGACTGTGCCTTGATCTGTAGCTCCTGCTCTTTAAGCTGAACTAACGGATCAGGGCCTTGGCCGGAGACTTGCGCCGACATCTGCTGAACCGTCTGCATACCCTGCGCCACGAACTGCGCGGTAAGCCCCTCGATTGCAAGCATCTCTTCTTCGGTGGCCGCTTCGCCGCCCGCGGCCTGACGGCTCTGGATAAACTGCACCGCAGCCTGCTCTCTCGCGGCTACCTTAACGTGTTCCATGACGTGCTTTTGAAGCTCCATAGCCAAAGCTGGCATAGAGCCAACCATCGGAGATGCGCCAAAAATTAAGTGCGCCATAATGTGAGACTGATGCTCCTGACCCTCAAACACCTTCAGAGGCACCATGTCCATCACGTCGATGTTTTCCTGCGCCGGGTCTTTAGGTGTTGGCTCTTCTTCCACAGCCCGCTTCATAATACGGTCCGTGTCGCGTACACCAAGGGCATCGTACATGTCCCGATACACTTCATACATGTTGTGTAATTCAGGAGCGGCACCCGCTAGCTGTAGCTTAGTCTGTGCCAAAGCAATACGCTGCGCCTGACTAAACACGTTAGGGTCGGACACCGGAATAATATCTACCCGATCGTCAAAGTCAGAAGCTTTAACTGACGCATCTTCACCTTCAATTGTATATGGGTATTCTTCTGGTAAACTTTCACCCATCACGCGGGCCAAAAGTTTAAATTCTATCCGCATTGCGTAGTGCAACCGCTTATGCACCGCGCTCATCACGCGTGAACCTTGCTCCAGCATCGCGATAGTCGTTCCAACCGCCGCCTGCTGGTTACCGTCTCCCACTTTCATGTCTGTGATTGTGGCAAAACGCTGTCCTGCATCCACAACAAAGCCCAAAAGCTGGAACAATGTCTGGTCAGGGCCTTTAAATGGCAGCGGCATAAGGCTGTCACGAATAGCCCCTCCGGGAGCGTCCACATCGCGGAACTCGCCGGGCTGAAGCGGATCATCGTCGTCTCTGATGCGTAATCCACGGGCTTTGAAACCCGCTGGGAGATTGGATAACGTACCTGCGTCGATCAACTGCCTCAGTGCCGCTGTGGCGGTCCGTGACAAACCGCCAATCGTATGAATAAGCCCTAAACCGTAAAAACCAAAGCCCGGAAGGAACTTATAATGTACGAAATACTGAATTTTACGCTTTAATTCGTCATCTTCGCGGTAATTACGGCGAATAGACAGCACTTGGCCGTTGTCCTGACTCAGCGTGACAACATATGGTATCTTAATGCCCGTCGGCTCACCGTCCTCATCAAGGTCTTCGTAGCCTTCTAGGTCTAAATCGGCGTGACATTCCAAAATTGTGCAATCGTAGTCGATCTGGGAGCGGCTTGTGCCGTCAATACGATTGATTTCGCTGGTAACAGAGTCTTCTTCTTCCTGTGCAGGGATTACCGGTATGTCCAAATAGAAGCCTGCAACCTGTTTTTTACGCAAATCGTTAAGAGACATCCTCAAAACTTGCGTAATATTAGGGCAAGTCTCCAAATCAGACGTTTCGTAAGGCACTACAAGGTGCTCCGCCGGTATAAACTTAGCTACCGCACGTCCCAAAGTCTCGTCATAGTATACTTTTTTGAATGTAGACCCCGCCAAAGGCAGATAAAACAGCATCTGATCCAGTTCGGGGGTGTATTCTTCCATCACATCGGTGATGTAATAGTTCATAAACTGCTTTACGCGCTGAGACTGCCGCTGTTTGTCGTTTGTTTCGCTTCCCATGATAGAAGTACGCACGGGCCCGGACGCTGGCAACAACTCATTGAACGCCTGCGCTTGAAACTGCGTAGCCGCCTCGGCAAGCAACGGGTGCGTAACCCCAGAAGCCCCTCTGAACGGCTGCGTCCTTTCCTCGTAGTTGAACCCGAGAAGATCAAGACCGTTTGCATAAGCATCTTCCCACTCCTGTCGGCTTGCTTTGTTTGCATCAAACTCATGTAAAAGCTCGCCAGCAATCCTAGAAAGCTCGCGGTCAGGCATCTCTTCTGCCAAGTTGGCGTAAAAGTCATCGCTTTCGCCCCGCTGGTCAGACGGATCAAAATCAACCGTAACGCCGCCGTCCTCTTCCGGGGTCATCTCAATATCCATGCCCTCCGCCATGCCTTCAAAAGCCACGACGTTGTCCATGCTGCCCGGAATCTCTAACTCGACCTCCGCAGCTAAATCCTCCGGGTCTAACTGTGAAGGGACATTGTTGTCCATTAAACCGCCAATTGGTTTACGCGCCATCTGTGTTCTCCTTTAAGGCCAAAACTACCACAGTAGCAGCCTTTTTGCTAGGTCCGTGGGCCGCGGACCCTTAATCGTAAAGATAGGTTGTATCGAAATATCCCTCTTTGTCACGGGGAAAATATACATCTAAACCACCTTCAGGAGATTTAAAGTAACTTTGAGCAAGAGGTTGATCTTTTGCGGGAGTAGATTGCCGGTCGGGACTCCTGCCTAAAATAATGTCAAGCTGTTTAAACACTTCGCGGTCCACGGATTTTGCTATGTCCCGCGGGGAAGAGTTTACCCCGGCTTCGCGAAACAGCTTAATACCAAAAGCGTTGTTACGCGTGTCCATTTTCATGTCACCATAGGTAGAAGATCCAAAACCCGGCAACATTTCAGTCAATTCCTTAATACCCCCGGCAGTCTTCGCGGTTTCCGGGCCATATCGACGTGCTAACTCAGCAGAGGCAAGAGCATGAGCCCGCGCGTCCTCTAACTCCCCGTAAGTCGGCATATCCGGTCTCGGGCGTTGTGTTCTCATGTACTCCGGCAAAGAAAAATCTGTGGCAATAGCCATCTTCTGGCCGCCCTGCTCGTTCAAAACAGGGAAACCTTCATCGTCCTGCATTGGGATAGTAGCGGGATAATTGTAATCGGTGATCAAACGATCCATAAAGGTTGGTTCGTCTCCGTAAATCGCAGCCGACATTTCATCACCAATCCGACCAGAAGTACGTAAAGCGTTTAACTGATCGGACGGAGCGTTTCCAGTGACCACGTCATACATGAAGCTTGCTATCCCAGATTCCTCAGGCGCTGTTTCAACAGCGCCCCCGGTTTCCATAGCAATTTCAGGGGCGGAACGACCAAAGTCAGACCTTTTCCGGCCTTCTGGAAAGCTTTGGTACATGTCGTAGCGCTCGGGGCCTTCTACCTCAAACTCATACTCCGGACCAAGGTAGCCGGGCTCCGTAATGTAGTCCCCTTCCCGGTATACACGGCCCGGGTACTCCCCGACATAGTACTCATCTCCGGGTTGAGCCGGAGTGGCGAACATGCTGTTCATGTCCATGTTACCCATATCTATGTATGCTGGTTCGCCCGCGCCAAGAGAAACTACGCCGCCGTCTGCAAACTGATACGGTGCGCTTTCGTCAAAAGTAGCTGAACCGCCTGTATAGCCTTGAATTGGACCCATCATATTTTCAGTAAAGCCTAGCTCACCGGGCGGAAGAGGCGTAAATCCGGAGGGCATAGAATAAGGGTTTCTGAACGGATCAATAAGCCCTCCCTCATCCGCTAAACCAAATCCGGGTCCCGGTTGACCTGCAATCACACCGCCATTCGGGAGTACGCCCATAAGGCTGTCTCCGCCTACGTTTCCACCAAGCGTTGGTTGCGCTATGTTTGATCCAGCTGTGGTCAAAGGTTGCTGGTTTGGGTTCATGAGATTGTAATTATATTGTTTAACGAAATCCTCATAACGTCCTTCGCCCGGAAGCACTACTTGCCCCATAAATCCGTTCTTGCGCTGCTCTTGGGCAGACTTGACTGCTGCCTGCCAAGCGGAATTTACGTCACCGGGCTGGCCTTCCATTCCTCTTGGTGGATCAACAAAAGTCGGGATTCTAGGTCCCGGAAGCTGCATGGGTGTGCCACCAGACATTGGCCCACCACTAAACAAACCGCCGTTACCAACATCTGGACCGAAATTAGATAGGTCAGCAACTGGGCCTGAAGGCTCCGTGTTTATAACAGGTTGTTGAACCGCGGGCAACGAGCCGCCGCCGTAATTGAAATCAAAGCTGCTGCCGGATTGCCCGTTGACAAGCTGGTTTAGCTTCTGCCCCATCCCAGAAGAAACTTGACTTAGACTTTTTAGCTGACCGACGATACCACCTTCGTGGTAGTTTTCTACCAAATCATCCGGGAACCCTTTTACATAAGGGGACTCCCCCTCTTTCATATATAGCTTAGTTTCGCTCTCCGGGTAATTTTGAATGGCGCTGGCGCGTCGCTCCTTAAACTGCTCGATCTGATCACGCAGCTTTTCTGCCTCCTCATAATGGTAGCGCTTCATATCTAGAGACTGGCGCACAGGGATGTCTTCGGCATGGACGCTCTGGGCCGCGGCCAAATGTCCCAACATCTGCTCTTCCATGTTCTGAAGAAAACTGTACGAGCCCTCTTCTA